TACGAGGAGGAACTTGAATTTCATCAGTAATTCCAAGACTACCTGCTACTGTAGGATATGGAACATACTTGGGAATAATTTTTGTGCGGCGAAGATCAGTACCAACGAGGGAACAACCTCTAGGAACAATGATACCACCTTCTACCGAATTAAATTTATGTAGAACATTGTTTGGAGAAGTCAAATCTAAGTTTGAGTTCTCATCAATGGGAGCAACGTTTGTATATAAAACTTCTCCAGGTCTGTTGTCAACAATATATTCTGCTGGATACAGCATAATCGAGAAGGCATCAAATTCGTCATTTGATAAACCAACACGATACGAAAATCTCGCTACCTCAAGAAACGCTCTTTGAATAGACTTAAAGGGTCGTAACGCTGAGTTCCCCCTATTATCGATAGCATCAGATGCATCGAAATCATCGGGGTTAACATAGATAATACGTCCAGTTCTGGACGTAATAATATTCTTTAGTCTAGTAAGAGCCATTTCTTCTTAGAGGTCTTTCTTATATTGTTATTTAGGACTGACCGAATACACGAGTTGTAAACTCGGAACTCACATCTTCAAAACCAATTAAGGAGAATACATTATTTTGAGTTGCTGAGTAAACATGTACTCTTTGACCAGGACCGACAACCAATGATGTCACATTATCTACTGCATTAGCAGACAACGTTGTATCAACTGCAATATAAGTATCAGTATCGATCGCTGCCTGTGCAGTAGTAACAGAACTTACAGTTACATCAGTCCTATCTGCTGTATTACTCTTAGGAACATCAGAAAATGTATCAGAACCTGCAAATTCAGCAGAACCTACCCCAAGAATAACTTTTAATGCAGTTCCAGTGTAATCAACAACTGTTCCGTATGGACCTGCTGTTTGAGATTCGATAGTATAAGTAACACCACCAACTTCAAAAGAATCTGTAGTATTTGACCATGTACCATTCAGGTCAAACGCAAAAAATTCATCGTAAGTGAAGGATGAAGACACACTAAATGCCTCATCAACACCACCATATGCTGCTACAGTGTCATCATAGTAGTATAAAGTTGCAGGTGGCGTTGCATTTACTGCAAAGTCAAATTGAACATATGCACCACTAGAACCTGCGGTGCCATTTGTTGTCTTACCAGTTACATATTCAGTACCATCATCAGCAGTACCTGAGGCAAGGTCAGGACCAAATTCACCGCCTTCAGTTGTAGAAAGTTGGAACAATCTTCCACTCATGGAACTATCTGCGACATCAAATCTGTATGTCCTGTCACCAAAAACATCACCAACAGTTTTGCTATAAACTCCACCAGAAGTATTAGAGAAAATAAATTTATCTACACCAGTACCAATACCACCAACAGAAATAGTTGAAACACCACCACTACTACTAGTTATTTCATCACCATCAGTAAATTCAGCACCACTTCCATTGATAGTAGAAGGTCCAATACCTAAGAATTCACCATCAGTAGAGGCAGAAAATACAACTGCTGTTGTAGTGTCACTACCAGTACCCTTAGTGATAGTATCACCTACTGCAAATGTTCCTGTAAAAGATTCTGTAGAGAGATCTCGTATCTCCACTTCTTTAACAAAAATTGTAGTAAGATCTGGAATAAAAACAGACTCAAATTTCAAAGTTTTTTCACCATCAACGCTGGTCAAAAGTTGACCAGGGGTAAAAACTGATGCTGCAAATGCGGTATCAACATTCACCCTATAACTGGTGAGAACATCGCCTTTGTGAAGTTTGTAGGTAGATGCATCAAGGACTAACTTTTGATCGTAGTCTCTAACTGCAACTCTGTATGCTGCGCCTGTACCATCATTCGCGATTTTAAGCACTGCCGATGCAGATTCATCCACCGATGCAGAATACAAAAGTGTATCCGTCGTTGCTGCTGGTTTGCTTTGTGCGAGAAGTCCTTGTCTTGCCATTGTTATAAATTAGAATCCTGCGTAGAAAAATTGTTGTTGTCTGGTTCTACCAGTTAAAGTTTGACCGCCGATACCAGCACCAAAGGTAACATCCTCAGCAGTAACGTTTTCCGTAGAAAGTAATGTTGCATCTGCATCTGGGAAACGAATTTCTCTATTTGCAGTCAAATTGTCAGTACGAATAGTTAAGTAAGTAGGAGTTGAACCAAACGTATCGGTATTTTCATCGTAAGGAGTTATAGCATCTGCAATCTTGGGTTGTACTAACGTTTTGTTAGATACCTCTTGAGTTGCTAACTCGGTAACAAAGAGATTATTATCATCAACATTTGTATTTAGGTTTGCAGTAGGAGGAAACTGATATACCCTGTTAGATGCTGTATTTAAATTCTCTGTATTAAATGTAATTCTCTTAGTATCATCCGTAGGATCTGCTAAGATGAGAGTCTTAATAGTTTTATTAGTTAGAGTTTGAGTAGTATCAACACCAACTAACGTAAGACTTAGGTCAGGAACTATAATAGTCCTATTTGCAGTCAGAGCATCAGTATTTAATTGTGCCCAAAATGTTCCAGATTCGGAGTTTGTTGCAAACTTAGGGTCAACTAAGGTTTTATTCAGAATAGTTTGTTCTGCCTTAGTATCAAGTAGTGTAGAAGAAGTTGCAGTAGGTTCGTTGGTAGTAGTTACTGCTCCAGCATCAGGTAAGAAATAAGAACGACGAGTATCCGAAGTCTGTGCCCAGTTAATCTGAAATACTGCTTCTTCGTCTCCATCAACAATTACAAGATTATCTTCATCAATAAGAAGTGTTTTATTTCTAAGAGTTTGTGTAGTATCGTCACCAACTAATGTAGTGCCACTACCAGCAGTGATAGCGGGGAATGTCATGATTCTGGTAGTAGTACCAGTACCAACTAAACCTGCTTCAAATCTAACTCTTGGACCTTGTGCATCTTCAAGAATAAAAGTTTGATCAGATACAACAAAATTGCCTGTAACTTTAACAGAACCCGTACCCTTAGGAGATAATACAATATCAGCGTTTACTGAAGTTTCATCAGTAGCAGTAATATAAAGAGAAGAACTAGTAGCAGTGTTCTCAATTCTGGACATATAAAGTCCACCATCACCAAAACCTATACCAATCTGATCATATGCATCTTGATATAGACCCGTATCTCTATCCAAGTCAAAACACAAACCAGGTTCTGCTTTTGAACCTTGAGAAATTCCCTTGAAAAGTTGATTGACCTTTACCTTACGGTTAGGAATCAAGGGGTCAGATACGACAACAGGAAGAATTGCTTCACCCGATAGGTTCGCATCTGCGATTGTATCTAACTGAGAAATTTTACGGGTTCCCACGAATAATCACACCATTTGCTACAAGTTTATTTATACTCGTCAGGAGGGAAGAGTTCGTTGTATCTTAGAAAACGACGAATGCTAGGAGTGATGCCGAAAGAATCGCATGTTGCAAGGTAAGATTCCCATTCTTCTTGCAATTCTTTGGGTATTTCATTCTCTTCCATTAAGATTCTCCTCCTTTTTTGTTTTGAAGTAGAGTTTATAATATCTCTTCTTCATTTCATTGATGGTGTCCATGTCTTCCTTGAATCCCATATATTTAAGATGTTGGGATGTACCTTCCATCTCACTAATGAGGAGCAGAAGACCTACTGCTGTGACAGGTCTCCCATCAAAATCATACTCACTTAGAACTTGTGTCATAATTTAGTTTATCGTCTTGTTCTTTTAAGTTACGGAGACGAATACCTTCATGGAGAGCAGCAATTGCTGCTTTAGTTTCAGGAGTTTCTTCCCACTCCCATTGCTGTTTATGCTTGTTCTTAAATGATTTTTTACTCATGGGGTTCAAAAAATAGGACTTGGTTGACTCTGTAAGTATCTTCAAAGAATCTATGATCATTTATGTGCATTCCGTGAGGGAATAACTTACCATCAAACAACACACATCTATTATATACTGCTTTAACATCTTTGACAAGGCGATACATACCCTTAGGCATCCATGGAGTTTGCCCTTCATGAGTCATACCAGTGAAATCTCGAACATCATCAGGATGATATAACGCCGTACCAGGTATTTCTTGGTCACCCCATTCGTTGTTCAAAGGTATAATTGCATTATATCCACCATCTGTGTGGGGCCACCAATGATGGGTTTCAATATTGTTGTAGGAATGTTTAAGATATCTAGTTACATTAGTAATCATGTCATATCCACCATCAGTTTGATCACTTCTACGTTGACCTACAAGTCTCTCTAGATACTCATAATTTTTAGCAATTTGAGGATCATCGGGGATGTACGCTTCCAAACGTCTGTCCCAATAATAACAACCATTTGGAGCAGTATCAACTTTCCACAATTTTGGTAAAGGATTTAAGGTAAGTTGTCTTACCAATTCTGGATTTTTATAATAATTTTCAATATAGTAGATCCTACTACCCATAAACTCTTCTGTGTATACATTCCATTTACCAAGTTCAAACATTTTCAGAAATCCAATATGCTAAAGTGTACCTATTACCATTTATAAGCGGGGTTACGCCATGAGGTATTTTACTACCAGAAAATAAAACTATTGATCCTTTCTTTGGAGTAATCTCCATAGTGTTTTCAAAGAAAGTTTTACCGCCATAGTATCCATCATTCAAGTATATAATAGCACTCCAAATATCAGTAGAAAAGTCTAAGTGCAACTTCATTGATGATATTCCAGGATACCACTTAACCAATTCATTATTACTAATAGTGTATTCAGATGGATATAAAGATTTACATAAATTTATAGTCCTTTCATTAAAGATACTAAAATCTTTCTCATAAAGCAATAAATCTAAAGGAGTGGTGTTATTGTCTCCGTATTGGAAAGAGTCGCTCATCTTGCTATCAAAAAAATTGATACAAAATTCACATTCTTCTTGAGATAGAAAATTTTCTGCAAATAATATTTTTTTCATAGAGGTATTAACCCAATATTATCATATACTTCTGTTAGATCACTTTCAAACAATACATCATAACCTAGAGTAATTCTTGGAGTATCAAACACTTCATCGAATACTACCTTATGTTCTCGATGACCACTACCAATATAGATATTTCCTATTTCATTAATAATTTCATATTCACGAAACACTGTCCTAGATTTGTGAGGTTGAATAGAAATATACCCATGAATTGGCCAGTTATGTTTATGCCATCCAAGAATTTTTTCTTCAGTATGATAGTTAATCCATGATTGCATCCAAAGTTTATTTTCATTGGGTACAGTTTCCCTAATAATCTGTTTTAGTTCACAATACAAATCATGAAATAGTATTGATGGAGATGTTAATGCAAACGTATTATAACCTTTGTATGTCCATGTTGGTGTGCCACTGCCAAAATATTGTTTATGAATATTAAGAGAATATTCAATAACATCAATCATTTCTGCTTGGTGATTGATAATTGTATTTGACTTGTATACTTTAGGTTCCATCATTCTATATTTAAAAATTGAGACATACAATATCGACCCAAACCATTATGTCGATCGTCGGTATTCATATCTATGGTATCAACAGCATGTCTTATTTGCGAGGGAAATACTACTGCACTGTTATTTTGAATTTCTATTTGAATATCATAATCTACAAAATAAAAATTTCCACCCGTAAATTTTTTAGGTTGTTTATAAAACCAAGTACAGATAGTTGCAAGAGCATTATCTTTATGAGGTTTATAGTAATCACCTTGCTCATAGTAAGAGATTAATGTGCTATCATTATTAGAACACAAGTCTTTAAAAAACCAGGAATCTTCTTGATTGATTGTACTGTTGGTAAGGACTTTTCTATTTACAGTAAGTATATTAGAAAAATTTCTATCATTATATAAACTATCTAAAAATACACCTTTATTCTTTTTAATAATGACATCATCGGTTACTGCTGATGCTGTCATTTCTGGATCTAATAACTTACTATTGCAATTCAAAAACTCAAGTTCTTGCCAAATTGATTTCAACTCATCTTCATTGTATACATCACTAATGCATATAAAAGGAATTGGATCTGTGTATAATTTAATATTCATAGTAGGAGTGGGGGGACTTGAACCCCCACGAGATTAATTCTCAACAGATTTTAAGTCTGGTGCGTCTACCGATTCCGCCACACTCCCATCAATATAGAGTAGACCAATTTGTTTGGTGTTACCAATTTCCCAGGTAGGAGGATGAAAGGCACAATACTCATTGAAGATAATTTTCATCTCCTTATGAGTTAGGTTAGCATGTTTTGCTGCTTTTGGCAAGTTCCATTTTGCTGACCAAAGGTTTTCCATCGATTCGCGGGTTTGGGGTCTCATAAAAAATTAAAGTTGATGTTATATCTTCCATAAGAATTGGAAGTTGTTGATGAACAATGCTCTTGATGGGCATTAAAGAAGATCATCCTATTTGCAACACTATCGATGTTTCCTGCATTTTTGAACGATGTGTGACCATCACAGGTATTTAACGAAAATAGAGCGGCATTATTTTTTAAATTTGGATAGTCTTCATGCCAATCGTGAGATTTTACTTCTGATGTCCAAGGATAAAAATTTGCTCTTACTCGAATAAGACCACTCATTATATTAAGTTCATTTCTAAACTTATTAAGAAACAATTCTTTAATTAAAGGGAAGTGTACACAATGAACTTCATCTTCTATAAAGAATGTATGTGTAGCATACCAAGACCAAGGACCAGTTGTTTCATCATGATCGGCAACATCTTTTTGAATAAAAAATGGAAATTTATTCTCAGATGTATTCATAACTAAAGAACTAATTTGTCGAAACTGTTCTTCAGGAAGAAAATCATCAATAACTGTTATTTGGTCAAAATTAATCATTTAAGTATTTTGGATATACTTGGTATGTGTATTCTTTTGGTTGTAGGTTTGTACGGTTAATTTCTTTTATAGCATGTTCGGGACATTCAAACCAACAGATACGTTTTTCTTTTTTAATTTCTAATCGGTATGGGAATGTTTTATGAGGAAACAACTCTTTCTTCCTACTATTCTTAGGAACAATTTCAGGAACCTTCTTTCGTGATGTCGTCTTTTTGGATGTACTCTTTGCCTTCGCTTTCGGAGTTGTAGTAGTAATCTTCTTTAGATTCTTCTCCAAATTCACCTGAGTCTTGACGGAGGCATTCGTCGAAGAAGTTTTGGAAGTCTTCTTCCGACCAGTTGTTGAGGATGCTTTCGATCGGGTCGTTTTCGTCCCATTCAATTTGGAGTTTTCCATCGGGCAATTCGTTCACGTTCATGATTAGTCTCGGTAATTATACCATTCAAAAAAGTTAAATGGCATGAAGGAAAGGGGGAATAATAGCAATCCCATTTAGCAGGATATACTTCAACAGTGCCTGTATAGTATACAGGTTTTACTTTACCATGACAACCATTTGGTACGTAATGTGTAAAATCATTGATAAAGTCTTGAGTATGAGAGTAATCAACTTCATACAATCTTCCTACTGGGTCAATCCAGTATTCACACATAAGACATTCCAAATCTTTAGTTTGGAGGTCTTTTCTGCTATAACTTGGACCAAGATCGTAAGAAGACCTCACTGTATCAAACATTCCCATCTTTCATTCAGAATCAGTTTCTTTTTTAAATAGTTTACGACACTTCTTTACTTCTTTCAGTTCATCCTTAATCATTTGATAAGCATCTTCAGGAGTGATACGTCTTGACATTTCCATGGCAATAGTATATTCAACTCTTGTACCAAAGTGTTTGAGTGCTTCTTCAAATGAGTTTAGTTCTTCGTACATTAGTCTTTAATATAACCGTTCAATTCCAACCATTCACGAGTCTTTGGTGTTGGTTCATAATCAACCCACATAGTACCCCTAGCGCATGCTTGAAGTGCTTCCATAGTCATATTTTTAGTACGACCTGCCCATTGTGCTTCTGCTTCCCAGGGGACGACAGACTTTGGATATGTACGTTCTACCATCACACGCCATAACATAGGAACTTCATCCTCTGGTTTGATGATAGCAATCAGACTGTTGTCAATCGTACCTGCCATACAATCTTGTGCTGCATGCCATCCTTCATGACGCATCACCATCATTAGTGCAGCAGGATCGTCCATGTACCTTTTATTTAAGTAAAAGTTATTACTTACAGTATGGTACACACCACGATGCATTACAGGAAAGTAACGTTGATCAGCAAGGAATACTTTTACTCCAATTTGATTCAGTGCCACCAGCATCATATTGAATTCGGTAGTATTAGACGTAAACTCCTCTACGTTAGGATAGTTATGTGAAACGTCTAGCATACTAAACACTTCATCAACATCATCCGTACATTCACGAAGCAACATACAACCCATGGCATCCATGCTATTGTATCCTTTTGTGATTTTCTCTTCACCTGCTTGCACACTCATACCATGTGCCATACTAAACATTAGACCTGCCAAGATGGCATTACGAAACTTCATTTTGTTCATCAATAAATTGTTTACGGAATTCTTCAACTTGATCAATAACATCATCAGAAAGAGGTGGTCCTGACTGAACAACTGGGGCAAGAATTACAGCAGCACCATCAGGTCTTTCGATACGCCAAACGCAACGATTGCGCTCACACATATCAACCATAAACTCAAAGTACTTTTCTGCTTCTTCTAGAGTTACTCTAATAAATTCAGTCATTGCACAGCAAAACAATAGGTAATCATGTCATTATCAACAATCTCTTGTATTTGAGAGATTGTTTCGGAGAAACCTTCAGAACCTTCGTCATCAAATTTCCATTGAACATCCTTTTCATATCCCTCTTCATCAACAAGTATTACCTTGCGTTTAGAGAAATTGACAAAGATATGTGAGAGAGCGTCGGTCATGGTTCTTTGTGTTGCTCCCGTATCATAGCACAGATGTCAAGCGTTGTCAATTCAAGAAAATTGCCTTGCCAGAAATCCTGACGACACCCTGAGAACTGATGTTTAGTGCAGCAAGGGCAGAGATAGTACCAACAGCACTTGCAGAGATCCTAAACAATCCTGCTGCAACATCAACATTGTATGCACCAGTGGTAACACTACAATTATATCCAGTAGCACCTGCAACATAACTTACAGGACCAGAAGGGTTAGTGACACTATATCTAGGTACAGTATCGGCACCACCAGAACCAGGAACGAGAATCGAATCAATAGAACCTCTAACGGTATTAAAGATTCCTGACTTAGCAGAAATTGGATTGCCTACTGGAAAATTAATGAAGTGATATTCTGAGACAGTATTGAAATGAATTGCATTATTAGCATTCATCAAAATATCTCCTCCAGAATAATTTTGATTCATACAAGCATTCTCATAACTTCCTCCTGCAATCTTATGTGCTTGAGCACCAAGTTCAACTTCTGATGCTTGAAGAGCAAATTTAGCACCTGATACATTCACATCAAGATCAGAACCAAAGCAAAGAGTATGTTTTTGAATCCTATCATTTTCACTAGCACCTTTCTGAGGAGCAACTTGTGGTGCTCCAGCAGCATTTAAGAAGAAACCACCACCAACTTCAAGATGACAATTTCCAGTAATTTTTAAATGATAATCTCCTTCGACAGTAATTGTTTCTGTTCCATCAACAATCTCACATCGGTCACCATGAACTTCACTTGTATAATTACCAGCATAAGAACTATGGTCGGCAACTAAATTACCACTATCTCCAGTACTAGCGGTAGATTTCTGCTTATACTTTTGTAATCTTGTCTCTAACTCTTCAGTAGAAAGATCTGGATTTTCTTCTCTTACCTTTTTCTGATAAGTATACTCTGCATACGTATTGTTATTAAGAGATACTGAAGAGTGTGTAGTTCCATTAGTACTCTTTTTGATAGATGCTTGGCGACCAGGTGTTCCAACAAACATCTCATAAGAACCATCAAGCATAGTTTTTGCTTGTGTTAAATATGGATCTGCTTGATTGATAATATTATCAATTAAACTTCCACCTGCACCAGAATCTCCACATTCTCCTCTTTGCTTACCTCTAATTTGATTAATTCTATCCAAGTCCTCGGCAGAACAATGAGTAACACCAAATAAAGGAAACCAACCAACGGTATCTAGACCACCATGTGCCTCACGATTACAACCAGATGAGAAGAATTTTAAGAAGAATGAAATGATTCCAGTAATACTTGTAATACCATTTTTAATTAAGTCTGTACCATCTTCAAAAATTTCACTACCTTTCTTCCATGCTTCAAGAATTTCTTTTGCTTGTTCTACGCCATCAACAATAGTAGCAACAGCATCAACAATATTCAGCATTGTGTCGATGATGTTTTGAACTTGGCAAACAACACTGTCAATAACTGCTTGAACACCTTGAAGCACCATCTGCGCTTTATCAATGGCAGAATCTAAAAATCCATTAAGAATATCCAACAAAGAACCGATAGGATCACTAATATACCCAATCAGTTGAGAATCAATATTACAAAGAGAACTAAGGATTTGTGTAATTGCTTGCTGAATTGTAGTAAAAATAATATATGGTGCTCCAGTAGCACCGCCCAAAAGAGTTACTACAGACAATTGATCTGCAAGATTAGATAACTGCTGTCGGATTGCAGCAACAACCTGTGCAAATACAGAACTTAAAAAGTTTTGTAGTTTAGAAGTAAGAGATTGTGCAGTAATTAATTTACCAGTAATGATATCGATGAAATCACCATTCTCTGCTTTAACAAGATTGCCAGCAGTATCTGCGATATCTTCAATCAAATACGACAACTTGTATTCTAATGTTTTCCATGGACCACCAACACCATTTGCAGCAGGAATTGGTTTTTCTGGATTTCTAGGTTTCTGAGGATTACCACTACTACCAGCAACTCCTGGCATAGTTCCTATATTTGAAGGTGATCCAACTCCTCCAGGTTCTGTAGTCTTCTGCCCAGGAACAGATACACTATTATTTTGTGGAGCAGGACGTATAAATGTAGGAGTTCCGTCAGGATTTCTAGCAACAGTATTAGTTTCACCAGGAGGAAGTGATGCAGGATTTGGAGCAACACCTGGTTCCATGTTCTCACCAGTAAATGCAAATTGTTTTTTATCCCTGGTAACAGAAGATTTATTAACACGCATTACCCCAATAACAATGGGCATCTGTGCGGACTCACCGTCCATAAAGAAACCCATGACAATAGCACCAGGTTGTAACTGACCAGATGATTCACCCTGACCGTCATTACCTGCTTGAGATGTGTGCTGAAGTACAGTTGCCCATGGAAGATTCTCAGTGGGCAAAGAATTCGTAGTTCCACCACGAACGTTTGTATAATATCCAAGAACACGAACTTTTACTCGACCCAACTCCATGGGATCTTCATTATCTTCTACTTCACCAACCCACCAGAAAAATCCATCCTTACCGACGAAATTTACGGTAGGTTCATTAATGATACCGTCAATGGTGTTCATCGAGTCTTAAACCTTATAACATTTTTATTTATGGGCGAAGAGGGGATCGAACCCCCGACAATCTCCGTGTAAAGGAGG